GGTAATTCGGACCCCCTGTTTTATGTAGTTAGTCGGGTTAGAAGTTACTAAACATATAAGCTATTAGGCTGACTTTATGGCAATCATTGAAGTAAGAGGATTAGATGAATTGATAAGGGGCTTGGCTGACCTTAGAGATAACAACATGAATTTTGCAATAGCAAAAACATTGACCGATATTGCCTGGATTGCGAAGAGTAAAACAGTTACGGAGATGCAAAGCGTGTTCGATAGGCCTACGTCATTTACTCTGAATTCTTTGCGGGTTGACAGGGCGACTAAACAAAATTTGAAGTCGCGCGTCTGGTTTAAGCCAGTCAATGCCTTAAGGCATGATCATTACATTGTTCCACAAGTCGCCAGTGGTAAACGCAGATTTAAACCGTTTGAAGGTCGGTTGCTTAGTCGGGGGATTTTACCAAGAGACTATTACACTGTTCCCGCTTCTGGCGCTGATCTTGATGGTTATGGAAATATGAAAGGAGGCCAGATAACCCAAATACTTTCATTTTTTGATTCATTTAGTGAGGCTGGATATGATGGAAACATGGGCGCTGCCGGTAGAGCAAGATTAGGAAGGGCGACAAGTCGAAGATACGGGATTTCTTATTTCGCAATCCAGCCAAATAGTAATTCCCATCTAAAACCGGGTATCTATAAACGGATAAATTCAAATTTTGGCAGTGCCGTAAAACCCGTTTTATTGTTTTTTCGCAATGTGACCTATAGACAAAAACTGAATATTCAACGCATAGCAGATAAAACCTACGCAGAAAATTTTAACGATTTATTTTCACAAAACTTTACTAATGCTGTTAATGCTTCATTGCCTAGATAATAAATAAAAATAAAGGGAAGAAATATGGCTGATATTCACGTTATAAAAAATAATCCACAACCCAATCAAGAATTGATTTCATGGGCAAATGAAATGATGGAAAAAATAAACTCTGGCGAAATTAGATGTATGGCATTTGTTGCATTGGATGTTTCAGGCAATCCGGTTAGAGGTTGGGCCGGAAGTGTTGACCCAATTGGAATGATGGGATCACTTCAGCTTCTAAATGTTGAATTCAATATAGCCATGACAAAACACCTTAATTCACAATCATGAGAACACCTGTCGGAGATTACCGTATTGATTTTTATAACCGGTACGGTGAAAGAATGGTTGGTCATTCAGTGCTGGCCGGATCGTTAACATCGTCCCATGAAGTCTCCAAAGAAAGCGGTGAATTAGATTTAGATAGCGAAGGCGTAAGTTATACGGTCATGCGCTGCTTGTTCAATTCGCTTGATCCTGATAGTCAGCATAATTTGCATTCAAGATAAGGACATCTTATGTCATCCAATTATGCCGATGTTTTAAACCAATTGACTAATGCCGGGCTGCAAGTCACCCGTTTAGAAATTGGCCGAATGGTCAGATGCAGAATCGAAGGAGATCGGGAAAAGCGCGGCTGGTACATCATTCATGAAATGACAATCAGCGGACGCGATACTGTTCTGGTTGGGTCATACGGTATCTGGATAGGTTCTGAAAACAACGCGCAAAAAATAGAACTCACAAAAACCGAACTTACTACCGAACAAAAAGCCTCCATCCGTCAGCGTATAGCCGACGATAAAAAACGCGCTGATGCAATCCAGCATAAAAAATCAGAACAAGCAGCATTAAAAGCCGAACGCACCTGGCGTAAACTGGAAACAGAAGGGTCTAGCGAGTACCTGTCAAGAAAAGGCGTCAAAGCCTACGATATTCGGTACACGCCAAGCGGTGCTATCGGAATATCCATGCGTGATACAGCTGGGCGCATTTATGGACTTCAATTTATCCTTGATAAAACCAAACAAAAAGACCTGATCGAGAAATACAACGGCAGGGATAAACAGTATTGGCCGGTCGGAGTCGATAAAAAAGGCCATTTTCACCCGTTCGGCGGGATTCCTACAACGGTTATTTTGATTGCGGAAGGCTATGCAACCGGGGCAACGCTCCATGAAGCTACCGGTCTTCCAGTAGTCATAGCCTTTGATGCTGGCAACCTGGAACCAGTCGCCAGGGCCATTAAGAAGCGCTATCCAAAGACAAACATTCTTATTTGTGCTGATGATGATGCCTTTTCGCATTGCCGCCACTGCAACGAACCGGTAAACGTCAATCAGTCTGAAACCTGCCCGCACTGCAACGAGCCGCACGGCAAGAAAAACGCGGGCCTGATGTTCGCACAAACAGCGGCGATGTCAGTATCTGGTAAAATCATCAGCCCAAAATTCACCGATGAAGCCGCCCGCTTCGAGCATTACAGCAAAAACAAAGGCAAGCTGACCGATTTTAACGACCTATACCTTACTGAGTCCCTTAACTCGGTTTCTTTGCAATTAAGTCAATTCTTGGAGCGTGAGGGATGGCTGCCAACAGCAAAAGCGCGGGTCGAAATTACACAGGGGGGCGGGGAATCTAAAAAACTAAAGCCAATCGACACATCAGATGAGCTGCTGGAACGCTTTAGCCTGGTTTATGCCAAGGGCGGCATGGTATTCGACCATCAAGAACACTTATTGCTTACGCTGTCAGATATGCGGGATTCCTGCCAGTCGCGTGATATTCATAGACGCTGGCAGGAATCCCAGCAACGCAGAATCGTACGTTGCGAGAATGTCGGATTTGATCCAGCGGGTGAAGATAAAAACATCACCTGCAATCTGTGGGCTGGTTGGCCGACAGTCAGCAAGGAGGGCGAATGTGACAAGCTGTTAGGCTTGCTCTATCACATGTGCAGCGGCGAACAGAATTCTATGGATTTGGCTATCTGGGTAATCAAATGGCTCGCTTATCCAATTCAGAATCCCGGCGCAAAAATGCGCACTACATTGGTTTTACATGGCCCACAGGGAACCGGTAAAAACCTGTTTTTCGAAGCCATCATGGATATATACGGGCAATATGGACGGATAATCGACCAATCAGCTATTGAAGATAAATTTAACGACTATGCAAGCCGCAAGCTGTTTATGATTGCCGATGAAGTGGTAGCCCGTTCCGATCTGTACCACATAAAAAACAAAGTGAAATATTTAATCACCTCCGAATGGATTCGTATCAATACCAAAAACATGGCCGCCTATGATGAGCGCAACCACGTCAACTTGGTGTTTTTATCCAACGAACGAATGCCAGTTGTCATTGAAGAAGATGACCGCCGCCATTGCGTCATCTGGACACCGCCCAAAAAAGATGCTGAATTTTATAAGCAGGTTTACACCGAAATCAAAAACGGGGGCATAGCCGCGCTGCATCATTACCTGTTGGGTATCGATCTAGGCGATTTTGACGAGCACGCAAAACCGCCCATGACTACTGCTAAATCCGAACTGCTGGAACTCAGTAAAGATAACATTCTCCGTTTTTATGAATGCTGGCAAGCGGGCGATATTGACGGAGTGCCTAATGTCCCTGTGCTCTCCGATGATATTTATGATCTGTATAAGAACTGGTGTGCACGCCAGGGCGTCAAGCCATCACCGATGAACCGCGCAATCGATCATTTAGCGAAAAAAGCCAACATGAGAAAAGAGCGCAAGCGCTATTTAAACGGATCAAAGCACAGTAACCCAAAAACTTTCATGTATGCGCATCGATGCGAAGAAATGATGCCGGGCAACAGTGAGTCAGGCTGGTTGGGTCAGTGCGTCGAAACCTTTAGAGATGCCGTAAAAGAATACAAAGGCGGCTCTTATGATTGATTGTAAACAACCAGTTTATAAAGCTGTGCAGGGTGTGCAGGGTGTGCAGGGTACAAAATATCGTACCCTGCACAGCTGCAAGCCACGCCACACGCGGCTTTGCGCCTTGTTGTGCAGGGTGTGCAGTGTCTCTCTATATACATGCGCGAGACAAACTATTGCGCCACTCTATTCAATGCGTGAACGTCTCACGCGTATATACCCCCCTGCACACCCTGCACACCCTGCACACACCTTGATACTCGTGGTGTACAGCTGTGCAGGGTATTTTTATCTACCCTGCACACCCTGCACAATTTATTTATTATTAAAAAATATGAAGAAGATAGTTTGTGGAAAAGAAAACCTGAAAGCCTTTACAGAGGAATTTAAAGCCGCTACGCCGGTTTTTTATGATGCAGTGAAGGAACTCTATGCTTCCGGCTTAATTCCAGGCTTACGCGGCGCTACGCTCGAATATTTGCCATTATCGGAGCCCATGCCTGCATCAACCACGGCATTCATGCCAGAATATCAATGCCAACAATGTCAGCAATGGTTAAGAGACGCCATAGGCGATGGTCTTGGAATCGGCCAATGCCTGATCAATAGCCGCCCTGACCTGCTCAAATGGCCAAAACAAAACGCTTGCAAACAATTTGCTGCAATCTGAGAGGAAAAAATGAGACCCACAACGATAATTTTGCATGAATCCCTAATCAGTCTTGCTAAAGGCATGATCAAGGCTTGGGAAGCCTGGTTAGAAGTCGCCAAAAAACAGGATTAAAGGACAAACCGCGATGGCGTTAATGAATCAATCCGAATTTGCCCGGCACATCAATGCTGATCGTAGCTATGTCACGCAACTAAAAGGAGCTGGACGCCTGGTGATGCAGGACGGCAAAGTAGACGTTGAAGCATCGATACAAAAAATCGACGAAACCAAGGACCCAAGCAAAAAAGGCGTATCAGAACGCCATGCTAAAGAACGCCAAACAATCAAAGCCAAGCCAGAGAGTAATGAGATTATCGGCAAAGAAATCGACAGTTACCAAAATTCACGGGCGAAAAAAGAAAAATATGCCGCCCTGCAAGCGCAAATCGCTTATGAAAAAGAAATAGGTTTGCTATTAGCCGCCAATGAAGTAAAGGCCGCCGTAGCGGATGGCGATGCCATTATTCGCAACCGTTTGGAGTCACTCCCTGATTTGTTATCCCCACAATTGGCGGCTGAAAGCGATGAGCAGAAAATAAGAGCCCTATTGATTGATCAGGTTGAACAGCTACTGGGTGATTTATCACGCAGTTTTCACACTTTAACCAAATAGCCAAGAAATGTACGAAAACGCCGCCCACCTAATCAACACTACCCGCGCCCGATCCTTCGCGCCGCGTAAAACATTAACCGTATCCGAATGGGCAGATTCTGAAATGCGCCTGTCTAAAAAGGGCAGTTCAGAGCCAGGTCCATGGCGCACCGATCGCAACCCGCCATTACGTGAGCCAATGGATTGTTTTTCAGCTAGATCAACGGTTCGTGATGTTGTATTGCAGTTCCCTATTCAATTTGGAAAAACCAGTGTAGCCGTCAACGCAATCGGCTATATCATGGATCACAGTCCAGGTCCAATCATGGTCTGCCTGCCTGGTGAAGTCTCACAAAAAAAATGGATTAACCAAAAACTGAACCCGATGATTGAGGAAACCATCGCCGTACAGCGGGCCTTAACCAGCATCAACAGCCGGGATTCTAGCAATACCAAAGATTTTAAAGACTTCATAGGTGGTCAACTCTACATCGAACACGCAGGCAGTCCAGCCAGGCTAAAATCCACTACCGTAAAATACCTTATCGTCGATGAGCTGACCGAGTTTGCAAGCAATTTGATCTCCGGTGATGACCCTTTGATGATGCTGGAAGATCGCACCTCGGCATTCCCTGCAACCTACAAGCGGCTATATATTTCCAGCCCTGGTATAAAAGGCATTTGCCGGACCGACGAGCTATACCAAAAATCGGATCAACGCAAGTTCTACATGCCATGCCCGCATTGCGGCGATGAAATTCAGTTTGAATGGTCCGGCCTGCACTGGAGCCACGGCGGCAAGGATATTCGCTATGTTTGCCCCGAATGCGCCGCTGAATTCCATGAGCACCACAAAACCGACATGATTCATGCCGGGCGCTGGATACCGCAAAACCCCGGTGTACCTATGCGTGGCTATAGCATCAACGCCTTGTATTACCAGATAGGACTTGGTCCAAGGTGGGAAACGCTTGTTGACATGTGGCTGCAATCAAACAGTGACCCGGCACGGCTAAAAACATTTATTAACTCCCGTCTTGCCGAAGCTTTTGAAGACCCATCCATGAGAGCAGTAAAACTTAACGTGATAGCCGACCGTGCGGAAAATTACCGCCTGCGGGTTGCGCCGCTGGGTGTTTGCGCCATTACCGCAGGCGTCGATACCCAGGACAACCGCCTGGAAGTGCAAATAACCGGATGGGGTAAAGGCATGGCGTGTTGGGTACTGGATTATGTCGTATTAATGGGCGATCCTGCCGATGATGTGGTTTGGCTGGCATTAGCCGAACTGTTAAACCGGCCTATCGAGCATATCAACGGCCACCTGCTTCCCGTGTTGGCAACCGCGATCGATGCCGGGGGGCATAGAACCGAAGCGGTGAAAGACTTTGTCCGCCGCCGCTTAATCCGTCGTCCGATGGTAATATTCGGCGCGGTGCCCAACAATGCCCCGATCCTATCAAAACCCAAAGCGCAGGATGTTGATTGGCGTGGCCGCTACGACAAACGCGGTGTAATGATTCAACACGTTGGCACGGTAGGCATAAAAAATAAACTGTTCGGGCGCATGGCAACCGATGGTGACAAGCCCGTCGATCAACGCTTATTACATTTTTCCGACGAACTGCCACAAGAATATTTCACTGGCGTTGTCTCTGAAACCTTTAACCCACGCACCAACAGATTTGAAAAAAAGCGCGGCGTCCGTAATGAGCCACTGGATACCCTGGTTTATGCCTACGCAGCCGCCTACCATCAGGAAGTGCGCCTGCATCTGCACACACAGGCGAAATGGGACGAGCTTTTAGCGCAGTATCAAACACCGCTAACCGATCCCATCCAGGCAAAAATGGAAGCCCTGCAACCGGTAGCAATCGAAACACCAAAACCGGCAAAGCCTGAAATCCATAACCCTTTTACTACAGATACATGGAGCGGAAGACTATGATTTTAGAAATACTCCGCGCGGCAATTGCTAGCGCAAAAAATACAGATGAAGCCGTTACAAACATTCAGAAATCATTAGGCGGCTGTGAAATATACATTCCGGTTCGCGACATCTCGATACGTAACCGGCAAATTGTCGATATGTTCAACGGTCGAAATCATACCGAAGTATGCAGTAAATACGGGATTAGTCTAAGAACCTTATATCGGTTAATCGATTAATGAAATTTATCTGCTACGAATGCAAAAAACGATGTCATTATTTATTTTCGGATGGCTGTTGTGGTTATTGCACTTTTTATGTTTAAAACTTTAATAGGAAAAAAATGCTAAAAATAATACTTTTACCCATTTTCATGCTATCCGCTTGTAGCGTCATAACTTACGAAGCAAAGCCGGACGGCAGCACTATTGCCAAGGGCTATGAAATAGGTACAACAACGGCTTTATCAGGTGCGCAATTCTCAACCGACGGAAAAGGGGCAAGAAGCTTAATTTTAAATGGCTTTAGTGCCGATCAGGTCGAAGGACTAAAGCAAGTCAACCAAGGCTTAAGTCTGATTATAGAAGGTGCCGTAAAAGGCGCAAAATAGCAGGCCAATCATGAGTGAAGATTGGCAATACAAAACTGATGCGATCTTGCAAAAAGAAACCGATCCAAACGGAAAAAAACCAAACGAGGCCGGGGCAAAATTAGACGCTGGGAAAAACCGCTTAGGTCTGGTTTTGTTCGGCTTCGCGCGTGCTTTGCAAGAGGTTGGTAAAGTCGGTACTTACGGCGCTAAAAAATACACGGATAACGGTTGGGTAGAAGTCTCAGACGGAGAGCGCCGCTATACAGATGCGATGTTTCGCCATCTTTTCAATGAAGCATCAGGCGAAAAATTTGACCATGACACGGAAATTCTACATGCAGCACACGCGGCATGGAATGCTTTAGCCAGGCTTGATTTAATGCTAAGAAATCCATCAAACGACAATCAAACATTTTTATAAATTATTTGTAAAAAAATTTTGCCACTTTACCCCTAAAAGTGTCACAAAAAACCAGATATGCTTCAACCCTATGAAAATAATCATCCAAAACCTGAATCTTTCCATTTCAGCCTTCCCGGCTGATTTGCTTGATTTGCTCAATAACCAAACCGCTTTATTAGGAACTCTACAAATGAAAATTGAAGAAGTAAAAGCCAAGCTCGACGAAACTAACGCGATTCTCGAAAACGCGGTTAGCGTTCTTAACAAAGTGCAAGCTGAAGTCGTGGCGGTCTCGT